AATCCAGGCCAAATCCAAACAGTTGCTGGTTTTGATCGTGTTGCACCGGCATTAACAGCTGCTGTTATTGCGCTTTGTATAGAAGTATATTCAGCGCCGCCGTTCACCGAAACAACGTAATTCGAAACACCATTATTTGCACCAGAAGCTAAACTATTTAAAAGAATAAATGCCCCATATCCTGAATGATAATACAATTGTGCAATACTACCTGCTTGTATTTCACCTCCCACTAAAGGGCTATCACTAATAGTAACAATTGGAGCTTCTTGTCCATTTAATAATAATACACAATCAGCTGTATTTGTATTAGCAGGTTGTAACCAAACAACTAATCCTTCTGTTAATCCATTAGGTGGGTTAGGTATTAAATTTGCTACTAAATTGTTTGTAGTTCCTATGTCTTGTGCAATATTATAAAAATTTGATTGTACAGAAAATGTGTTTGCAATTGAGCTTGTGGGATTTATAAGTTCAAAATAACCGTTGTCTGAACTGTAAATAAATAAATATGAAGAAAATTGAACAATGTCAGCTTCTGATAAATTATTTCCACCCCATAATTTTATTGGTCTTGGTGATAAAGAATTTATTTGCAAGGTTGGTGAGGTAGCTGTATTGCTATGATTTGCTGTCATAGAAACCAACAAGCCATCGCTTAATGCTGTAACAGGCGGCGTTAAAACAATTGTATATGCATCGCCCATTCCGGTGCTTGTAGCAAAATTGAATGCTGATTTTTGTACTTGTTGTGGTTGTACTGAAATACCTTTTAAATCAGCTCCATTTATAGCTGCATCGTCTGTTCCATGTTGTCCTACATAAAACAAATCATCATCATTAATTACAGTTACCGGATTTGCTGCATAAATTTGATCAATATTTGCTGACATATTTTTAGTCCATTAATTATTTAAGTGTAGCTAACTGGCCACATTTGAATACTTATATCAGTGCTGTCTGCCCCTGAAATAACGCTAATATTAGTACCATTAGTCAAAAATCGCATGGTTGGCTGTGAAATTAATTCTGATGTGGTTGTTGCTAATGTTGCACCTGCTGGAACAGCTGCAGTTGCTCCTGTAAAATCAGCCCATACCCCTAAATCAGCTCCTAATTTTACTGTAAATAAAACTATCCACTCGCGATATGTTTGTGGAACAGTAATTTCAGTAGCTGTGTTTGCTGTTAACGTTGCTGACCATTTTACAGTAGATGGCGCAGGTCCGTATGTATTGTAACCTTGTAAATCCCTTCCAAAATTTAATGGAGTAGCCATAATATTCCCTTATAATTTTATAAATATATTGTAATACGTGCTTGGTTGTATGACATTGGATGGTATGTTTCCACCTTGTGCAGTTATGGTAGTATCTACATTTTGCGAAGTTGATCCAGCCGGATTTTGTGATTTGTAAAAATAGCTTGGAGTATTAATTGTTGTGTTTGCGAAAGAGTATGTAAAAGAGCTAGTTGCTAAATGCGTATGATTTGCCAATTCTGCAACTATTTGCGTGTGTTCATATTCACCTACATAAGAACCTGCAAGAGAAATAATTACCGTATTAGTACCTGAACCAGAATCGATATAACTAATTAAATTTCCCGTAATAACATTGTTAAATTCAGTTCCAACGCAAAAAGTAGTAGAAGAACAAGGAACCGCATAAAAAACATGTGTTTTATCAATCCCTGTTGGTAAAGCACCGCTTGCATTTGAAAATATAATTGGTGTTCCACTATATAAAATTACAGGATCTGTAGTAGAAAGTAATAATGATGACGAAGTTATACTTCCTGAACCTGCTGCATATGCTACACAAGTAAAACTTTGTGCATTTAACAAAGAAGTTGCTACATAAAAAGAATCTGCTACTTCACTTGGTACAGCATAATAAGGAGTTGAAGCCGTTATTCCACTTGGAAGTGACCCGCCACTGAATGTTACCACCATACCAAAACATACTTGCAAAGGGCTATTAATTAATAAAAATCCATCCAATCCAGATGAAACAGTAAAAGTATTAGACAACGGGGTTGCTGTAAATGTTTGTTTGTAAGTTTTAGGCAAAGCCGGCATTGGCACAGTACCTAAAATAACAGAACCCAAAGATTGTGTTAATGATAATTGTTTTAAATTTTTCCAATCAGCATACGCTGTTGCACCATAACTGGCCGGATTACCTGCGGCATCATACATTTGTGCTATATAATTTGCACCAGCATTGTCATAAGCTTTAAATGAATTCCAAATTAAATTAAATAATGGAAATGCATCGGGTCCTTGATAAGCTATGCCATTACCACTATTAGGTGGTGTAATGCTACCATTATTACAAATGGTGCCATTGCTCATTGGAACCCAACCAAAAGGAAAAAATGAATTTAAACTTGTACGAACGTCACCAGTTCTAGCATTGCTAATTACTGAATCTATTTGGTCATAAGTTTGAAATGAATTTGTAGCTGCTGTTGGGCCTAAATAAATTGTAGGCAAACAAAAATTAATTTCAAATACAGCACTTGTTGGCATTTGTATTTGTAAGTATAGCGCATCATTATTTGCTGCGCTTAAAGTTAAAGGGCCAGTAGAATTTGAAGCAGCAGGAAAGGAAAAAGGCGCAGTATATTTATGCCAACTAGGCTCTAAAGCAGATATTGTATAAAATCCTAAAGGCATTGGGGAATCAACTTCCGTACCTAAATATTGATATATAGCAAACGAAATGCTTTTAACTCCAGATACCCATTGTGCTTGAATTGTAAAAAATGCCTCTTGACTTGCTAAAGTATTAATGTGTAACGAAATTGGAAATTGATATACTTTTAAAGTTTCTCCAGTTTGGACACTAGTGCAATTATGTTGAATATACCATTCTGGCGTAATATCATTTTCTAATATTTGATTTTGTTGTAAAGGAAACTTTTCAAAAGTAATTGTTTCAGATGCGCCATTTACGTTTTTAATATAATTAAAATCTGGCATGCTAAAACCATCATGTTGAGATGGACATAATTTTTGGTAATAAACTGTATTTCCAGAATTAGAATATTCTGTTGTCCATTCACCAGAGGTTGCTGATGTGGTTATATTGGTAACATTTGCTGATTTTACATTTCGCCAAAATCTATTATTTATTACATATTGATCTAAAGTTTCTACTACATTATTTTGTATATTTCCTACAAAAGGAAAATTTGAACGTGTAAATTCTAACGTACCAAATTGATTATAAACTTCTATATAATAAGATTGTGCAACGGTATTATCTGTTTCATCATAAGGATACCAAAAAGGAATTACATCATTGCCAGAAACATCAACAAAAGTTCCAGCAGCACTTAAAGTCATTGGATTTGGTCCTGGAATCCAATTATACATGCCAGGTTCAGTACCTGTTTGATAATACCAATTTTTTAAAATTTGCGTCCCATCAACATAAAAATAAACTTGTCCATTAGATAGTGCCATACCAGTTTTATCTACAAGCAAATCTTGCAAAGTTGGTGAGGCAATTAATTGACTAGTTACAATATCCATTCAAAATCCATATGAGTGTTTATTATTCTATTCTACGCCAACCATGCTATACTTTAAAGTAACAAATCAATAAATGTTAAAACGGATTTTAACAATGGTAATTCGTGCACAAAATACTAAATCAATAGACTTAAATATTGTTGGAAGTTCAGTATTTGGACGATATCCTAAAATTTCTACTGAAAGAACTTATAACATGTTTATTAGTGATAATTTTTTAGTAGATTACGCTGGATATCAAGTCGCTATACCTTCAACACAATTTATGAATGCCAAAGAAGGCAGAGGAATATTTACTAGTACTAAATTTAACAAATTAGTTGCAGTATTTGATAATAACGTTTATTTAATAAATATACAATTTAATCAAGAAATTGACAAAGTTACTTATGATCAAATATTTTTAATTGGGCAATTACAAACTTACAATGGAATTGTTTACATAACTGAAAATAATAAACCACAAATTTGTATTTCAGATAATAACGCTTTGTATATTTACGATCCTACGCTTACACCCTCTTTTCAAACTGTTACTGATTTAAATTTTACTCCGGGTTATATAACATTTCATGATACTTATTTTATTTGTGCTGCCAGTCAAGATAATACATATTTGCCGCCGGCAAATAATACATGGAGATTATCGGATTCCAATAATGGTATGAGTTGGCCTAATACAGCAGGAAACGTAGGTTTATTACAAACAAAACCCGATAACGTACAAGCCGTAGTTAGATTTCCATCTAAAGGAAATATGATATTTGTTATGGGATCAATTGTTACCGAAGCTTGGTTTGACACAGGTGCGCAACTTTTTCCATATCAACGTAACAATCAATTTAATATTGATTATGGTTGTTTATCGCCTGCATCAGTTGCTTACATGGATGAAATTGTTGTGTGGCTTGCTGCCAATGAGCGATCTGGCCCAATAATTATGTATAGCAATGGGGGTATGCCTCAAAAAATAACTACAGATGGAATAGATTTTATATTTACTACTTTGCAAAATCCACAAGATTCACAAGGTTTTTTGTACAGACAAGACGGGCATCTTTTTTATCATATTAATTTTTATAGTGATAATATTTCATTATTTTATGATTTTAATACCGATAAATTTTATAATGCTTGTGATCATCGCGGTAATTATTTTATAGCTTCTGAAATAGCTTTCATTGGAAATCAATACTATTTTGTAAGTAAAAACAATGGAAATTTATTTGCATTTGACACAAAATTTACAACTTATCAAGATGTCGTAAATAATTTATCAACTACTATTCAAACTTATCCAATACCCAGGCGAAGAATTTGTAAAAATTTAAGACAAGCATCTCAAGAGTATTTTATTTTAAATGATGTTGGTTTTACAATTGAATCAGGAGAAACTGATTATTTTCAATATAAAAAACCTAGAACAATAGGTTTTTTCAAATTATTGGGCGGTGGTGATTTTTTATTATTTAATGACAATCAACAATTCTCTTTGTTGGGTTTTGAGGCTGGTCTTGTTGCAGTTACACCTACAGTTTCTTTGTCTATTTCTTATGATGGCGGCGCAACTTATAGTAATTCATGGGCTTATGATTTGCCTGGTATTGGAATGAGAAAAAATAAATTAATTTGGTGGCAATGTGGTATGACAAATGATGCTGTTTGTCAATTTGTATTTAAAGGAATAGGTAGATTTGTAGCTACAAATGGTATAGCAAATATAAGGACATAAAGTGGCAACAGAAAATAAACAAAAACAATCAATTTTTCCTGATCTTCCAAGAGAAACACCTGTTCTTGATAAAGACGGAAATTTTATGCCTTTATGGGATTTAGGTTTATCTTCTTTGTTTCAAGCTTTACAAGATAATTATAAAAATGAAGGTATAGTTTTTCCACAATTAACTATTGATCAACTTAATGAAATTGAAGCCATTTATGCCCCTTACATAGGCTATCCTTTACCGCAAAATAATATAACAAATAGAACGCAAGTTGTTATTCCAGATATTAGCGGTCAAACAGTATTTGATAGTACCAATCGTGTACCAAAACAGTTTATAATAACTTATGATAATTCAACACCACCCAATGTTAATTCAGCATCTTGGTTACAATTAAATGTTATGTTAACCGGTACTGTAAATCCTAATGGCACAGTAGCTGGCGTGTTAAATTGGTTGTATTATAATATTACTGGAACCACATTGTACATTTGCACTGCAAGTGGTTCTGCATTATCTGCAATATGGACCGCAATTTAAAGGAATAAATTATGGCATTTGATTTGTCAAAGTTTTTAGGAGCCAGTCAATTAGGTGCTGGAATTGGGGGATTATTTCAAAAAAATCCATATCGTGATGCTAATAATTATATTGGACAAATACCAGGTGAAACCAATAAATATTATGACCCATATTTTCAAGCTGGAAAAGGCGCTTTAGATCAACTTGGCGGTCAATATGGAGATTTATTAAGCAATCCAGGTCAAAAATTAAATGATATAGGTTCACAATATCAACAATCACCAGGTTTTAAATTTGCGCTTGAACAAGCTCTTCAAGGAGCGGGACACGCTGCAGCTGCAGGAGGTTTGGCTGGTAGTCCAGAACACGAATTTCAAAATCAATCAATAGCAACTGGGTTAGCTAATCAAGATTATAATAACTGGTTAGGTCAGGCTACAGGACTTTATGGTCAAGGGTTACAAGGCGCGCAAGGATTGTCGCAATTGGGATTTAATGCAGGAAATGCACAAGCAGATAGTATTTCACAAGCTTTAGCACAGCAAGCCAAATATGATGCAGAAAAGAAAAATTGGCAATCACAAAATACGGCAGGAAGCATTGGAAATATAATTGGTGGTTCTGCTGGTTTGTTTTTTTAAAGGATAAAAAAATGACATTCACATTTTCAGAACCACATCATTATTCTTTTCAAGAAGCAAATCCTTTAGATAGTGCATTAAAAAATGCATTAATCAATTATCAAAAAAATATACAAGCACAATATGCCAAACCAAATGCACAAACAGACTTGTTAATGAAACAGTTGCATAACCAATATTATGGTCCAAAAACTGAATCACAAATAAATTTGCAAAATGCACAAATTGGCGCTATTCCTTCACAAATATTATTAAGAAATGCACAAGCGGCAAGAGCAGATCAATTAACAAATATGCCGTTTGGAGGTCAATTATCTGGAGCTCCAAAAGAAGCATTTGCTTTAGAACTATTAAAACAAAAATATGGTGAAAATAGTAAAGTTTTTCAAGATGCATCAAGAGCTTACCAAACCAACGTAGCCGCTAAAGAAGCATTAACTAATTACAGAGGTTCGTTAACGGAAACTGCAGATAAACGTGCCGCAACTTCTCTTGGTAAATCAGCTTTAGAATTAGAAGACGTAAATGCTGGATTTATGCCTGGTTCAAATAGAACTGTACAATTAGATCCGCAGCAACAAGATAAATTGCGGGGGCAATATCAATTACAAATTCAAAAACAAGTTACCGACGCACAAGCAAGACAAAAGAATTTATTAGCATCAAATATTGATAAAACTATTGATACTATTAATATTCCTGATTTAACACAATTTGCTGGTGCGAAAGGAGCAATAAATCTTAAAGAACAAGAAACAAAAGCTCCTTTCGGAAAAGAGTCTCAAGAATATAGAAATTATCTTAAAGCTGTTAACTCTTCCGAAGTTCTTGCGCATCAAGTACGGCAATTTTATGGAGATTCAATACAGCCAAGCATGACTCAGGCGCTGGCAAGATTAACTAATCCTGCTTCCTGGGCAAATAATCCTAAAATTGCCACACAAAATTTTAATAATATTAAAAATATTTTGAAAAAAGAAACGCAAACTTATAGAGATGCATTAAAAAGCACAAAAGCTTATGAGGGCGGACAATCAGAAGGCAATGGGAAAATTATTGATTATGTTCGTGATGCTAGTGGTAGATTCGTTCCAGCTAAATAAGAGACAAAAATGACCAAGCAAATAAGAGTTAATGGTGTTATACATAGATTTCCTGATGACGCTACCGATGAAGATATAAATATTGCTCTTAATGGTGCCCCATCGGCTAATCAGCCAAGTTATCAACAACAAAATATGCAAAATCAAATGCAACATCACCCGCTATTAATGAAAATTGCCGAATCTTTGCAAGGAGTTCCAGGACTTGGATCGGCAGGTAATGTGGCAGGTAATTTTAATAAAGCTTTTCAAGGAACTGGATTACCAAATTTGGCAAAAGGATTTTTTGAAGGAAGTTCAGATATTGTTCGTGGCGTTGGTAATTTAATTCCTGGAATTAATATTCCTAAACAAAAAGGCCAGGAAATACCACAAACAAATCCTTTATTACAAAATGTTGCTGAAACAGCAGGAAATTTAATTGGAAGTATACCAGCTTTTAAAGGTTATCAAGCTATAAATGAAGCTACTAAATTATTACCATATGCAGAAAAAATACCTAATTCTTTAAAATCTATTTTAAGCGGTGCAGCTGCAGGGTACGCTGTTGCTCCTGATGATAGATTGTTAGGTGGAGCAATTGGCGCAACAACAGCATCTATTCCCGAAATAACAAATACAATAAAAAAATTAAAACCAAAAAATCCATTTCAAGCAATACAAGAAGGTTATGAAGCAAAAAAATCTGCAATATCTAATTTATTTGAAAAAACTGGCAAAAAAATTAAACAAGAAGGTTTAGACAAAATACCAATTAAACAAGAATTATTGGATGAAATAATTAAAATTGGGCCAAAAACAACAAAATTTAAAAAATTTGTTTCTAAAGCAAAAAATGGAGATTTTGATAATTTAAGAAAATTACAAACAGAATTATTTCATAGATCAGAAAGATATTATTCATCACCTCTCGGCTCAGAAAAAGATGTTGGAGATGAAATATCTGAAGCAAGAAAGAAAATAAATGAAGCTATTGCAAAACATTTGCAAAAAAACAAAAAACCTGAATTGGCAAAAGACATTAACAAAGCAATGCAAGATTGGCAAAATTTAAATGAAATATATCATTCTCACCCTACAATTTCTAAATTAGTTGGTACGAGCAAAAAAATTCCATCTACAAATTCCGTATTAAAAGAAAAATCAACTGAAATAAACAGGTTAAAACAAACACATCCAGAAATTGAAAAATCTTTAAAATGGGATAAAAATAAAAAAGCTTTAGCTAGTGCTTTATCTTTATATGGCGCTTATGAAGGAACTAAAGAACTAAAAAATTATTTAAATAAATAGATTTTTAATATTTATATAATATAATTATATTACTTACTTACTTACTTACTTACTTACTTACTTACTTAATTTATTCAAATAATATGTTATTTTTGATAATGTGGTTTATTTTTTATAAAATATTAATTAATCTTATGGATTAATAAACCATCCTTGGCAAACTGCTTCCTTTATTACATATACTACTCGTTTATATTTTTGTCAAGGACTCCAGCTTATGGGCGCCATCCATGACCAAGGTTGACGTCACCCCAATTATATCCACTTTGTTCGTCTGCTGTTAATATTGTCAATTTTTTCATTGATAAATCAGGTGGTGATTCATACATTAATTTGCGTTTATAACTTGTTAGAATTTTTTCAGATTCTGGATTAAATAATACTCCATATTCTGAACACATATAAGCTGCTAAACTATATC